GTTCAGGTGCGATACCTAAAAAAACAATAGTAAAAACCGAACGTAAACCCGGTGTCCCTAACGCCAAAGCGGTCGCCCTAATCAGGCACGTTAGCGGTGGGAACTCTTCTTTATTCTTCAAAGCCTATGAGATGGGCGTTGAGAAATGGCAGGGTAGATCAGTAGATTGTGTCTGGCTGGATGAAGAGCCTAGCCGAGAGCTATACAGCCAATCGGTGACGAGAACACTAGATAGAAGGGGGATGGTTTATATGACCTTCACCCCAGAACATGGAATGACGGAAACAGTGGCGTCCTTTATAAACCGTATCCAGCCGGGCCAATCCCTGACTAACGCGACATGGGATGATGCGTCTGAAAGAATCTTCTCCATGAATGGGGAACGTGGCCATCTCTCAGAAACCGCAATGACGCAGATTCTCTCTGCGTATTCTCCGCATGAGAGAGAAATGAGGAGATATGGCAGACCCTCTATAGGCTCTGGCCTTGTCTTCCCGATATCAGAAGATGATGTAATGATCAGTCCAATTAAACTTGAGGATCATTGGCCAAGAATAGCCGCAATAGATTTTGGTTGGGATCACCCAACAGCAATGGTTTGGTGTGCTGTAGACAACGAGAGCGAAACATTTTATATCTACGATTGCTACAGAGCTTCCAAAGCGAGTCCGACGGTACACGCGCAAAATATAAAAATGAGGCCGCATTTCATTCCCATAGCCTACCCGCATGACGGAAATCGCAGGGATAGTATGGGAAACCCCGGATTAGCTGACCAGTACAGGAACTTAGGTTGTAACTTCATGTTACAGCATTTTACCAATCCTCCGGCATTGGGTACGGACAAAGGCTCTAACTCAATAGAGGAAGGGCTAATGGCTATGCTACAAAAAGTAGAAGCAGGAAAGTTTAGAGTATTTAGCACCCTTTCAGACTGGTTTGAAGAATTCAGAATGTATCACAGGAAAGACGGAAAGGTAGTTCCTTTAAGGGATGACCTTATGAGTGCAACTCGATATGCGTTTCAATCCCAACGGTTTGCTATAGCCGGGGAAGACCCCTCATGGACAGCAGACGTAGAATATAAGAATTATGGAATTGTTTAATGGCTAAAGAAAAAATCACAGAAGAAGAACTTATTACCAGAATCCGAGGAGAGATAACTTCCTCTCTTGGGTATATGGGTGATACAATTTCCCAGCAAAGGGAACAGGCTATGTCATATTACTATGGCCTTCCTTTTGGTAATGAAGTTGATGGCAGAAGTCAGTATGTGGATTCTACTGTGCAGGATACCATTGAGTGGATAAAACCTTCATTAATGCGAGTATTTGCATCCGGTGATGAGATGGTTAAATTTAATCCCCAAGGCCCGGAAGATGTAGAAATGGCTAAACAGGCTACAGACTATGTTAATTACGTCTTTACAAAAGACAATCCGGGTTGGGAGATTATGTATTCTTGGTTTACGGATGCTTTGTTATCTAAAAATGGCATAGTAAAGGTCTGGTGGGAAGAATACGCAGAAGAGGAGCGAGAGGAATATCACAATCTGGATGAAATTTCTTTAATATCTCTTATCTCTGATGATGGTGTTGAAGTTGTAGAACACACAGAAATTACAGAAGGTGATCAACCTTACCACGATCTCGTAATAAAAAGAAAGAGTTACGATGGAAAAATTAAGATAGAGAATATTCCACCCTCTGAATTCCTTATTGCTAGAGAATCTAAGAATATACAGGATGCTAGATTTGTATGTCATAGGGTTCTAAAAACCCTTTCTGAATTAAGAGAAATGTATCCCGATCAGGATTTAGACGTTGCGGAACTTGGTGGTGGCGATGATGATCTAATGGCCTTTTCCGGTGAGAGACTTGAAAGGTTTGCTTTTGACGAGTCATCTAAATATTGGGAAGGTTGGGGTGACGGTGGTATTGCGGATGAGGAAGGACTAAGAACTTATTGGTTACATGAGTCATATCTTAAAACTGATTGGGACGGTGATGGAATTACCGAACTGAGAAAGGTTTGCACTGTGGGGTCAACTGTTTTGGCAAATGATGCCATTGACAAGATTCCATTTGTGTCAATTACCCCCGTGAGAATACCCCACAAGTTTTTTGGTCTTTCTGTTGCAGACCTTGTGATGGACCTTCAGCTAATGAAGAGTACGCTAATGCGTAATCTCATGGATAATATGTACAACCAGAACTTTGGTCGCTATGCTGTTTTGGAAGGACAGGCTAACTTAGACGACCTTTTGACACAACGACCGGGCGGAGTGGTCAGGGTCAAATCCCCTAATGCTGTTACCCCCTTGGCTACCCCTGCCCTCGAACCCTACTCATTCCAGATGCTTGAGTACCTTGATGGTGTAAGGGAAGCTAGGGCTGGGGTATCTAAGATGTCTCAGGGTCTTGATGAGAATGCACTTACATCCCATACCACCGCTACTGCTGTCAACGCTGTTATGGGCGCGGCACAAAGTCGAGTGGAACTTATCGCCCGGAACTTTGCAGAAACCGGCGTTAAAGATTTGATGACTACGATTTATGAACTTCTTCATAAGAATCAGGATAAGAAGAGAATGATAATGTTGCGTAACGAATGGATTCCTGTTAGACCTGATGTGTGGCGCGACAAATATGATTGTACTGTCAGTGTTGCTTTAGGTAGTGGAAATAAAGATCAGCAGATGATGCATCTATCTCAGATGTTACAGTTTGCCGGTGAAGCTATGAAGGGTGGATTGCCTATTGTAAGTATACAGAATATGTATAATCTTGGGGCATCTCTTGTTAAAGCTATGGGCTTCCAGAATGTAGATGATTATCTGACTGACCCATCACAGATTCCTCCACAGGAAGATCAACCATCTCCCGAAGAACAGGCTCAACTTCTTGAGGCTCAAGTAAAACAGGAAGAACTGAAGATAAAAACCGCAGAGGTTCAGATAAAGGCTCAGAAGATTCAACAGGAGTATGAGAAGTTGAAAATAGATACAAGTCTGAAACAACAGGAAATTAACCTTGAGCGTGAGCAGAAACGTGCCGTGGCTATAGGGAGAACATAATGGCGAAAAGGAAAAAAATGGTTGCCGTGGCCGAAACGGCACTTAGAAATATAAAAAGCAATCCTGAGAGGGAATTAGAAAAATTAATGAGGTTGATCCCAGAAACAGAAACCCCGGGGGTTCCCAAAAGACCGGGGGCGTTCAAGAAGGACAAGGACACCCCTGCGGCTCAAACTTTTACCCCACGCAGTTATACCAAAATCCAGAGAAATAAAAGAGGCGGAAGGAAAAGACAAACACCTAGAACATGACACCAGAAGAAAGGGAGCGAAGAGCGAACTCCCTAATAAATGACCCGCTCTTAAAAGAAGCATTTGATGTACTAAAAGAAGATTTAATGAATCGCTGGAATCACAGTGGTTCAACAGATTTGGAAGCTAGAGAATCAATCTGGCTTGCAATGCGACTGCTTGACCGGATACATGGCCATATAAACTCCATAATAGAAAGTGGACACATGGCCAAGATAATGGAAAAGCAACACCCATATATCTGATAGAGGAATTTAATTATGGCGGATACGCAAGAAGCCCCGCAATCAACGGTTTTACCGTTACCAGAGATGCCCGGAAGTATAAGGCAAGCACAAGAAGCATTACTTGGTATACTGGACCCTGAAGAGGAAAAGCCAGAAACCGAGGAAGCACAACCTACCGAGGAAGAAGAGTCTCAACCTGAAGAGGAAGATGAATCATTTGAGGAGGAATCCGAAGAGGAGGCCGAAGAGGAATCTGAGGAAGAGTCTGAAGAAGCGGATGTTGAAGAGGAAGAGGAACTCTACGCAGTCACCGTTAATGGTGAGGAAGTGGCAGTCAACCTTGATGAACTTCTTAGCGGCTATAGCCGACAATCCGATTACACTCGCAAGACGCAAGAAATTGCCGGTGATCGCAAAGAGATGGAGTCATTGCAACAGCACTATAACTCCCAAATTGCGACCATCCAGCAAGAGCGTCAGCAGTACATGGAAGCCTTACAAAATATAATCACAAGTTCAGCAGAAGGAATATCTAAATATTCTAATGTTGATTGGGAAAATTTAAAGGAAACAGACCCGATAGATTATGTGACCAAAAGGGAAGAACTAAGACAGTCTCAGGAAAAAGTCCAAGCTATGCAACAGGAGCAGTATCAGACACAGCAAAGACACCAGCAAGAAGCGCAGAAGATAAGAGCGCGTGTTGTTCAAGAAGAGTATGGTAAACTTGTAGAAAAGTTACCAGAGTGGGGCGAAGAGGATAAGCAGAAAGAAATAGCATCCGGTATTCGATCTTACGCATCTTCTCAGGGATTTACTGAGGATGAATTAAATTCACTTACCGATCACAGGTCATTGCTCGTTTTAATGAAAGCTCAGAAGTTTGATCAATTACAGAAGTCT